CGTGTTTTCACGGGATAGCTCTACACCAACCCCCCAACCTTTACAGGTTGGTACTTACTGCGCTCGAAAGGTCTGCTTAACCTGCTCCCCAATAGGGCAGTTGGTTATCATTCCCTAGTTGGTTTGCTGTCTGTTATACAGATACGAACCTTGCAGCAAGTAATGGTGTAGGCAGAGTCGTCCCTTTTCCTAAGAGACCGTTTTACGTTTTCTTACTCGCCGAGGGGGATTATTGAAAAGCTCGATTTCATTAAGAACAGTTTCTTTTTCGTTCTTAGTTAATCAAGCTATCAATTGTAACACAAGGTGAGACTGGGACCCAGCTTTTGCGTCCTTCGATCTTAGTGGGATGATTCCGTTAAACTTAGGAACATTTAATATTTCTATATGTTTCCAAGCTTTTCAGAATTCATCTCACTTAGTTAAGTTCTTACCTATTGGTACGCTACCCAAGATTTGGCATTCCGGATCAGCCAGATCCGTGAATACTTTAACTTGTGGTACGTCATCTAGGGAGAACGTCCGAAGGTCGAGAGAGTGACTAGGGGCATTACCACCCCCCATCAGGTCTAGCTTCTCGAAGACGGAGTAAACTCCATCAAGAGCGCGAGACACTGACGCGATACCCTTCCCCAGTTCTTTCCGCACAAGTACGTTGGCTGCTTTTGTAAAGTAGTCCAAAACTTCTGACGGAAGAACTGTCTCTGTCGGTTTCACCATCGCATATATATCAAGAATATTCTTGGTTGCGATGCCGGAATCGGAGAGATGAAAACAGGGAAGTCGGCTGTACAACTGTATACGTTTTTGGATTTGGTATCCTAGACGTTTATGGTCGTATAGCATATGGAAGGTATCAAGGTTCTCTTTCAGACCTAAGATCGACGCGTAACCTCTCTTTACGACTTCGTTTGAGAGTAGTTCGACCACCTGTGGTCAATGAACTAAACTTGAAACGAGCGCATGGATTGGTCACGGAGAAACTTCAAGACCATGGTAGAACCAACGCTTAGCGAACTCAAAACAGTGTAAACTGGTATGAGTCTTCTGAGCGTTAACTTCTACACCAAGATTTTGAAGAATCTCACGGTATTTCATTGCCACAACATCATGATGGATCACTATGTCGTCACCCAAGATCATGTAGCATCGCTTAGCTTGACGCTGGGTTAAACCAGCTCTCATAGCGGCGATGAAACATATCATGTGGTGAGACAGTGTGAATATTGGTCAGGATGAGTATGCCCCCATAGGTTGACCTGTACGGTACTTTACCGAGGTTCCTTTAAGGGTAAACTCTCCACCGACCATAATGTTCCTTCATGCCTCAGCTACAGGTTGAGAAGTCAGTAACCTTAGTATTCGCAATTGTATTAAGATTGGGAATCTATCGGTTGCTGCACTCAAATCTATACTGTGGTATGAGTGACCGTTTTGATCTTTGCTAAAAGCATCTAAAAGACGTCCTTGGTCAAAGGTACAGTCCCCTGGGAGCTTCTTAAGAAGACGGAAAGTCTCCTTATGTAAGGTCTTTAAGGCGGACTGTGACCAGTAATCAAGGATAGCAAAGATTCTGCTCTTAGCCTCTCTGTCATCTTTTACGCTCAACTTCCTAAGCCGTTTTGGAACGACTGAGAAATGTTGAAGTAAGAGATTAAGATGAGGATGAGATGTGGAGTTTAACAGTCTCCACAGAGGAGCTTCTTCCGGATAAAAGATTTTGAAAGAGTCCACTAACCATGGGCTCTCCTTAATCTTATATAAATCGGCTAGGGCTCCTTGCAGACCGGGTCCGTTTGGACCCGCCTTAACGGATCAATGGAACTCCTTTCATTGATGTTGAAGCTTTGGTCTACCTAACGACTGTCAAAAGCGAAGAATCTCATAATCCGAAATTGCTGTCGGATCATGGGTATCCTCGTTTGTGATAGTAGTTAGGTCCACTGGCGTTCCTCCAAGCAGCGCACGACTGATCGATAACAATGTCAACGATCACCGTATGGCTCAAGGGTCACCTAACTCGATTAAATCTCTAAGACCTCGGGGTAATACCTTTGGTAATAGAATTTTATCTTGTTTGATGCCCTCGAGGTCGATGGGCTGCCCGGAGATAAAACGCGTCACTGCAAGTCTCTGGAGTTTAAAAACTTTAGCGGCTTGGACGTTACCTCGCGGCAAGAGGGATTTGAATTGACCCACAATTGTGGAAATCGATTCTTCTCTCACTTTCGCGGGAACGTTTAGGAAATATAAGGAACTGACTCACAGAATCACTCTGTGAAGAAGCTTTATATT